ATTATGACGCTCTGGTGCGTATTCACGATAACCATAGAAAGTTGACATTTGGTTTATATCCGTCTGGATACTTGTATCGCTATTTGGCAGTTGAGTTGAAACCCAAAGAGGGACAAAGTAGTTATTGACGAGAAATTGCTTGGATAGAAGTTTGTTATTGTTAATCAAGGCCCATGTGTTGTTATACCATTTAGGAACAATCAACGTTCGCTTAAGAGTAACCGAAAAGATTTCTCTGACTTCGGTTCCTTGAACCTTTAAGTTATATGCGGTTAAAGCATTCGGTAGTTGTGATATTTCAGAAGCGGTTGTCAATGGTGCTAATCCCCTTGGATATTTCAACGCATTTTCAATCAACGCTTTTGTTCTTATAGAAAGATTTGTGATGAACTGTCTATCATTTGCCTCAAGTATATTTTGCTCTACTTCATAAGGTTCAATATCCCATTGTATATCGGGTATTCTTGTCCCCGTTGGGTCGGTTATTAAATCGGCTGGATAAGTAGCAACAAGGTTCCACCTTGGCCCATCGCCTGCTCGTTTGATTTCCGTAGTCCATCCAAATCCTATCAGATATTCTGCTTGTTGTATTAAATCAGTTGGGACGGCAACAAAGTTAGGAGTTGTCCCAGTGTAGTTAGTGCTGGTGTAAATAAAAGTTGTCTGTCCGCCATTCCGATTATCCCAGTTTGTATAACCGTCAACTAACGTAATGCTTGATAAACCCCTTTGTATAAAGTTATTCATAAGAAACTCAATTCATATTATCGTCAAGGAAACCAGAGATGTCCGCTTGTTCTGTTTCTGGTGCTAATCTGTCTCGGATTTGGCGTAGCAATTTGTTTGTTTCATTGCCTACCCTTTCCAATCTATAAGTAGAATCCACTCCCATTAAGCCACCTATACGGAGCATTGAATTGGCGGAACCTCCGCCTCCTTCTTCTCCGAGCACAAGGCTATTGTTTGTTCTCTTTGTAGGTCTTTCTCGGGTTGTCGGCCCGTTCATCTCGGCTTGTTCTTCCTTGTGTCTGGCCCTACGTGCGGCAGCAGCCCTTTCAAGGTCTTCTCTTGTAGACGCAACCTTAGCAACTACTGAGGAAGCGGCCTTCGCGACAACCGCACTATCATTGACGCCCTTCCCATATTTCAACTCGTCGTGTTTGTTTAGAATGGTATCGTAATCATGTTCAAGAGACTCACCAAACTTGCCCGGGGCAATCTTCCCTAATAGAGAACTAATGCCCGTTCCGTGAGCCACAGTAGCACCTAAAAGTTGTAATCCGGTTGACGCTTCTATTGCCGCAGTTCTCCAACCGCCGGCCCTTGTTCCATTCTGCGAAGCAAACTTTTCTTTCGCATCACTCATTCCTTTGTTAATAGTCAGTGCGTCACTCGCCCAAGCAATAAACTTTTCTGCGGCGTCAACTACATCATTGAAAACCGGAATCATTCTTATTCTTACAACATCAATCAAATCCTCAAAGTTCTCTTTAAGTTCTGTCATCTTGTTAAGGTCTTCATTTGATACGGTTCCGATGCCTGACTTGCCTGTTATCTCGTCTTTATTACCGACCAAGAAACCGGCGTTTTTCTTTCCAACTACACCGCCTATCAACTGCTCTGCTACATTACGGCTCATACCACCTGTGCCCTTTAACATTTTACTAACAAGAGCATCTTTACTTAAACCGTTCGGGCCTGACAAATCTCCGGGGGTTATTCCTAATCGGGCCGCTATGTTGGCTTCTTTCGAGTTTGGAACGAGAGCCTTAGAAGCGAAACTTTCTGACTTGCTGAATATACCCTCAAACACCGAAAGGTCTTTTCCTGCGTGACGAGCCGCAACTCTTAGTTGTTGAACTCGCTCTGTGGTTACTCCCAAGTTACGGGAAGCATTGTTAATCTCCTTTGCGAAGTTAGCCATATTGTCAATCATGGCCGTAATCGTCGCACCACCAGCGAGAGCGGCGAATGTTTCACCAAACGAGAAACCGACCTTGGATTTGAGTCCCCTTAATCGTTCCTCAACACCGGCCATAGCCTTATGAAAGCCTGAACCATCGCCGGAGATATCTATTTTTACTCTCGCCATATTATTGCTTTATTAGTTGTTCATCAACCGCACATTCAAAATCATTGTGTAGTTGAATTGTTCCGACGGTTTCTAATCCTTTGTAGTATTCAACAATCGCTTGAGCCAATGGCATGTTGAGAGCCTCTGATTTAGAATAACCAAGTTCCTTGGTCATAAACTGGTAAATATTCATAGACCAGTGAGCACCGGAAGTGCTGCCACCTTGAACGAGTATTGTATAATAAGGAATGTAAATATCGGTTTGACGATACTCGTTGAACCGTTGGAACTGTTCAATAGCATCAAGTTTCTTTTTCTTAAAGGCTTTGCTGATTGTCTTATCCCATTTATGAAGCCATCTTGCGGTGTAGGTCGGCATCGGTATAAACCAATTAATAAGAAAGAAAGGTAAATGCCATTTTCTAACTTTGGCTATGGTATCCAATATCTTGTTATAGATTACTTCAGGGAGTTCCCAAAAGTGATTTAGTTGTAGTTCCCGATTGTTTATGAACTCAAGGAACCCTTCATAGGTGCGTGAGCAAATAAGAGTAGCCAAACAAAGGTCTGGGCAACCGCCCATCTGATTCGGGTCATCTGAAGCAAACGGACAATCAAAACGCCTCATTAGGAAGACGTGCCCAAGAGAAAGGGGACGTAATTCCAATCCTAAGACGTTGAACGGTTCTTGTATTGCCGCTTGAACGTAGTTGTCTAACTGTCTTAATCCTCCGGATGATGATGACATATCGGGCTCATCCTATCCGTATTAAGATTGAACATTTGGATTGTATGACAGATCCAGCGTGCAGCGTTGTGAACCTACATTACTGTTGTTTGTTGAATGGTCATCAACAGTCCATTTATTATTCCATTCAGCATTGAACGTAGAAACCAAAGTCCCTATTGAACCCTTGGTAGGCGGAGTGAAGGGATTGACGGTTGTTACGAAAACAAACGTGCCTTTCCTTTCTCCAATATCATAGAAGTTTTTAGCGATGGTATCACCTACGCTATTCTTTACGATGTCTATTTCACCGCCTGTTTTAACGTCAATGGATTGAAATGAACCGCTCCACGTTGTAGCACCTACTGTAAAAGTGGCGTCTATTGTTCCAATTACATTTGTATTGCCTCTGGGCTGCATAATATTTATATTCTCCTATATTGTTTATTGGGTTGAGCAACACATTATGTTTAGATTGAGTTGTGAAACCCACATTTTGCCCTCTTGTCCTGACATTTGATTATCAACCCAAGCGTGATGAACAAAGTAGTTAGGGGCATTACTTATTAAATCGTTTTCAATACTGCCGGTTAGAAATTGTCTAAATATCGTATCAGCGAGAGTTGTGGCAGTTGTTGTTTTCTTGGCTCGCTCTTTAACAATAATACTCGTTTTAACAACGTAGTTGCCAACGGATGGCACGTCCGGTGGTTCTGGTGTCGCTTCTATTGCCGCACTTATTACACAAGGAGCCTTCAGGTTTACGTTGTCAATCCCAGTGTCAAATTGAACGGTTGAGAATAACGACTGATAAGCACTTACATTTGCCTTTTGTGCGATAGCATTACAGGCTTCCTCGGTTACTAATAGAAGTGCTTGGCTCATGTTTTCAGTTAGATAAAAGTGCTATGTTGACATAACTGGCCGAGTCCAATGCCCGCCCGTAAATCTGAATTGAACTGGACCAACTTTGGTTGCTCCATTCATTCGGCGTATATGTTCCTAACATTCCGCCTCCGCTGGATGACACAGCCAGTTGAACAGTGCCGGGGCCTGGGTTACGAACATAGACGGTTCCGCAATCTGTGATTGTGCTACTTGTATAAATCGCTTGCCAACCACCCGTATTTATTTGGACTGATTCAACAAAACTGCCCGATCCAATCGGTGCCGTCTGAGTTTGGAAATTGAGTGTGTATGGAAAACCGTTAATGGTTGCCAGATTACTACCTTGTCCCGAAATACTATTTGCCATAATGTTAAAATCTTTCCTTTTGTATAAATATTAGTGATTGAACCTATCACACACTTTTCTTTGAAACTCTTTCTCTACTATGTGTTCCCAAGTTGATTCGGTTTCCTCGTTTATCGCTTTCTGTAATCCCTCTTGTTTAATGGCGGTGACTAATGCGGACTCTTCTTTTCCGCCTTCAACGTCATTCCACGCACTTGCTACAATCGTTCGGTTTGTATAGGTGCCTACACTCGGAGCCGGCCTGGCTCCTCCCTTGATTGAGCCGCCTTTTTGGATATTTACAACCGCCTGCCTGACATAGGGAATAATCTGAGCAACCGCCCATCCCCAAGAATGAGCAATGAAACCAACAGAACGCAATCGACGTCCTATTTCTCTCTTCTCCTCTTTGGTCATTTGGTCTTCATTCAACGCAGGTAGACCTTCAGCACTTCTCCTCTTGTTGATTATTCTGGGAAGGAGTTGACCCCTGTTGATAAGGTCTTTGATAACTTCTCTTGAAGCCTTAAGGGTATGACGGATTGCGGCTCTACAAATATACAACAGTTTTCTGTTTAGGATTTCTGAAAGAGTGCGGGAAGAATCTCTTGCGGCTCTTGTAATGGCTTCGTGAAGTTGTGTTGTATCAACGTTGATTGTAGGAACTAACATATTAAGGAGATGGCAGAACTAAATAGAAAGCATAGAAACCGCTTCCCAAATCGTCTATATCAGCGTGACTCACTTCGTAATCAACGGCGTTGATTGTTATTATATCCTCAGTTTGAGGGAAAATGTTATCAAAGAACTGATTGGCTCTAACTACAATAATGGTTTCACTATCACTATGAAAACCACCTTTGATAAGTGAAGCAGCAGTTGTGTCGGTTCCACCGGGGATATAGTTGTATTCCGAGCCGTCCCAAGTAAACACATTATTACTGCTTAGTTGTCCTTCTATTGTTAGAAGGTCATTTGTTATCGTTGTGTTAAGGTCCATTTTATGATTTCTTAAAAAGAAACCCCGGTAGGCAAGTTAGACCTACCTACCGGGATATTCCCTGAGTATATTACGTTTTTAATCTTTATGGATTTGCTGAATCCACATATCTAACCAGAGCCCCTGGCACACCTGTGCCTGCGGCAAATAATAGAGCCGCTGTGTAAACAAGTGTTCCTAAATAGTTCACTTGATATCTCTGTAATTGTATTGTGAAGCCACCTGGACCCTGGACGTTAGCATATTCAACGCCGCCTTGTGTTAGTTCAACAGGCACACGTCCAATCATAGCCAAAGCCTCGGAACCACAAGAGAACCCACCCAATCCCTGACTATTGCTTGGCAGATAAGTGTCGATGTACGTTTCCATATTGGCAATTTTACCGATACGATTTTCTCTCACGATTTCGGGAGTTGGAATAATGTAATAACTATTCTTCAAGTCAGCAGCAAGTTGGGGATGTAGGTTAGCATTAAGCACTGTTGTGCGTTCGGTCAAAGAACCGGATTTATTAAGCACCGCACTGCCAGACAACACAGCATTGTAATTGAACAATGCGTTTGACGCCGACAAAGAGGCAACCGGGTAGTTGGTAGAGTTAATCAAGGAATATACTGTCTTGGCTGCTTCGTTTGCTACAGCAGTAATCAGCGGACCAACGTAGGTATTCACCAGTTTGTCTTCACCGATGGTTGAAACTTCAAGAGGCGATAGTTCTACGGTATCGTATAACGGGCCGACTAAAGTTAGAGTTGTGCTCGTAGCACTTGAGGCACCCTCGCCTAAATAACCATTAGTGCTGCCCCACAGAGAAGCAGAACGTTTGGTTGCGTATCGGACGTTGATACCTGCTCCTACTTGTGATACTTCAGACGAAAAGTCGGTAGAAAATCGTAAGAATGGAGCGATGATAGGTTGTAAGAACGGCAATGCTTTTTCGGCGATTACTGTTAAACTTAAACCATTATTAGTGTTAAATGATGTTCCCATATTGTATTATATTATCACCCATTTATTTGTTAATGTTTCTACGCTCACGATCACCTTGGATGATTAGTTTATCGTTTGCTTTGTAATATGCCGTTCTTTCTGGACCCGCTTTCATAGCCTCGAATGTTTCAAGGACTTCTTTAGGGGTTAGAGACGGCGAAAGTTCCTCTTTAATAGTCCCTTGTTGAATACCAACAGAAGCCAATTCGGTTACTACCTTATTGGATACGGATTGTTTAGTTTCTTCAAGTTCCTTTTGGAGAGCCGTTAGTTTATTCTGATAATCAGTTTCTTTAACGGCAAAATCTTTATTTAGTTTTTCCTTTTCAGTAGTAGCAGTATGGACAAAGTTCTGTGCTTGCTCTACTTGACCTTGTAGGTCGGAGAGTTGTCTAAGCAGGTTTTCTTTATCGGTGTTAAGTTCTGAAATTGCTTTGTTGGCCTGGGGCATTGTCAGTAGACGAGAAACCGCTTGAGTTACCTTGGTTATGACGGATGTTGCCTTTTTCGCCGAGTCTGCGGTTTCTACTGTGTCACCGCCTGCTGTGTCGGCTTCTGAATCATCGGCCTCGGCGTCGGCGTCAGCCTCGGCGTATTTGAGAACTGCTTCGGAATAGGTATGAGCCGCTTCAGCCGATTTCTTTCTCGCGTCTTCAGCCTCGCTCTCTGAGTATCCATCATCGGAATGTTTCATCATACAATGCGATATTGCGGAAATCGCTTTATGGCCTGCTTCTATCAAATGTTTTGCGTCTGTCATAGTGTTTAATATAAATAGTGTTGTGTTTATGAAACCGATTGGGTTTTTCCAATAAAGGCAATCGTTTCAGCAACTGAGTTGATTAAACCATCAGCAAAGCCGTAACTAACGGCCTTTTCCCCCGAGTAATCCCAACCCGTTAGGTATTCATCTGAAATGGTTCTTTTACTTGTAACTGCTTCTAAAAACTTGTCGTATTCTTCTTTTGTATCAGCCTGAAACATAGCCTTGTGTTCATCGCTCATGTGGTCCCAAGGATGACCTGCTACTTTGTCGGGATGTGAAGTAAAGACATTCATCGTAATACCTTGTTTCTTTAACATATCGGTTATGTCGGGCTTCGCAGAGAATACGCCCACGGCGCCGACATCGGCATCAATGGAACAATAAATCCGGCTGACTTGTGAACCGCACCAATAGGCGGCGGAACACATTAAAGCATCGGTATAGGAGATTATAGGTTTCTGTTGATTAGCCTCGGCGATAAAGTTAGCGGTTGATTCGCATCCAAGGACTTCACCGCCTGGACTATTCCACCAAAGCAGAATATTTTGTGCTTCATCGTCTTCTATACCCTTTGAGATTTCATCCCTTATCCAATCGTAATCAACCACGCCTTCCCCTTCCATGTGCTTGACCAATACTCCGAAAATCGGAACGAGATAAACGCCGTTAATCGTCTTAGTTTCAATAGTAGGATTTACAGGTTCACCGGTCGGGTCTTCGTTAAGGTCATCTGTATCAAAAGCCCTAAGAAATCTAAGTGCCATTGCGTTTAGGTCTTCTTGTTTCATTCCCCATCTATGGGCAAAAAGTTTTTGTGAGAAAGCAGATTTACTATACTTAATCATTTTCAGTTCCTTCTGTTATAGGTTCTGTCAGAGGATTTGATGTGCGTAACTCCAGGTCATTCTTCATATTTATTACCGTTAGGGCTTGTGCGTATTGCGTAGCCTCTGGGTTATTCTGATACATAGTATCCAATGCGAGTTTAGCGTTGATAGCAGCAGACCAAACTTCAATCACTTCACTCTCCCGAGATTTCATTACTTCGGTTCCACGTCTGCCTGATTGAGATGTTGTAATATCATCCCGAGTTGTTAGACCGAGTTTGTAGGCTTCCATTTGTTGTTTGCCCTCATTGAAAGAATCCAAGGTGAACTGAGCAGGTCTCGTAAAGTCAATATAGGACCACCAGCGTTCTGTCTTCTTTGGAGCCTTGACGTATCCTTGCTCAATAGCATTACCAATCGCCCAAACAATCGCAGGACGCATAAACGTCTCAAGCAGTCGTTGTGTCTTGGATATGGTTTTCTTGAATATCTCACTGATACCACGGGCAGGTGCTCGGCTTATATCAGTAGGAGAAAATAGGAGTTGATGCGGAACACCTACGCAACTTAAAACGTGTTGCTCCAAATTGTCTTTATAGTTTGTCAGTTCCTCATGCGGTGAATTGCTTACCAAAGATTTTATATCAGCCCTTCCCATTTCAACGTATTGAAGACCGCCGATAATCGGTTGAATAACAGGGGGAGCCAGAGGAGGCGTTACAATGGGCGGGATACCAATCGCATCGGCCTGGTCCGTTGGATACAAGGTTGCCTGGTCGGGCGGTGCTTCTCCGTATTCGTTATGATACTGAACGCCCAAAGTAGTTTCAAGTTTGGCCCTACGTTGAAACGCATCATCCAATTCTTGAACCGAAAACGCATCCAAGAGGGCAGGCATTAAGGCCGGTAGCCCTCTTTGTTTATCAAAATATTTAGGATTGAAAATCAAAACGGCATCTTTGATTGAGGCTGTATAATCGTCTTCCTCACTCGCATCATTCGCCATATCTTTGATGTAATAACCAATAGTCGTGCCGTCTTTGTTCTTGATTAAACCATCGTCAATCGCATAACCGCTGAACCTACCTTTTTCTATTTTCTTTATTCCATTTCTTTCAATCACTCTGTGAGTCCGAACGTATTGAAGTTTTGGAAAGTCGGTTTTATCGTATGTATAAACTTGAAGTAGGTCGCCGTCTCTTGTCACTTCACGGATAATCTGCTTTAGTGTGCTTCGGAAATTGTAAGCAGGTCCGCCGAGAATATTACAGTTGTTGGCCCAAGTATTATTTATCCAATCCTCAAACGAGTTACCAAAAGCATTATCATTGCCACGGTAAATAAAGTCATAGTGTTCTCCGATGGCCCAATCACAAATAAGTTCCATTGCGAAATCTAAAATGGCCATCTGTGCGAACATCTGTCTTGACCAGTTTACATATTGAAGACGTGAAGCACCGCTTACCGTCTTATCAGTATCACCCGTTACAAATGGTCTATATCGGAAATCCCCAGCATGATAGACAGTGTAAGGATGGTTGTATAAAAGATTGATTGCCCTTGAAGTGTTTGGACGTGGATTTATTTTCGGTTTAACCGATGAAATCGTATTGCCATATTTGTCTATGAGAGCCATTTAGAAAATCAGATAAAGAGCACTGGCTTGGTGCGTCTCATTATTGGGTTACTAACACTTAGAACTGGGTCAAACGTTCTTAGGAAGATTTCAGCGGCGTAAATGATTTCGTTCAAATCATCAATGCTACCGGCCTTTCTTGTGCTTACATTCTTACTTGTCCATTCAAGCAATCGGCCTGTTTGCTTCGCTAACCTACAATCAGAAAGTATTTGTTTAACATCGTCTAAATCGTCATATCCAAAAAGAAATCGTAATCTCATAGTATTGTATAAATAGTCATAGGATATATTAAACGTTTGATTTTTCCTCTTGCTCATCAACAGGGTCAACCTTGGCGTTTACCGTCAAGTAGCCGTAGTGTAATGCGGCCATAACCTGGAGAACTTCACAATCCCAGAACTCGTTCGGAGCATTTTGATTCACTTGAACAAACTCAACACCCGTTTTGCCTGGGACTGCTATCTCACTAATCATCTGATTTTGATACTCTGGGTCTTCGTCATTGCTGAGCCATTTAACCCCTTTTCCATCTCTAAGGTGCTGAAGAACGGTCTTCAATCTCGGATTCGAAAACTTGAAGAATAACGGGCCGTAAACTCCTTTATACATCGGAGTAGCGGGCAGATTTACCTTGATTGTATCTATCTTAAAGGGCTTGTTTCCGTTTTCCTTGAATACTCGTAACCCGAAACCTTTTGTTGCGTTATAGCAATACCAAAATGGTTTTCCTTGGAACTTGCCCCAGTTGTTTCCTCCGCCTGCTAAAGCACAATGGGTAAATATTTCATCGTCGTTCTGACCGTCACCCGCATCAACAAAGACCCTGAACTTTCTAACCCTCAGTTTCTCTCGGAGTATGTCCAGTTCTTCCCAAGTGTGACAGTAACCATGTTGAATCTTCCTTGATTCGCCATCCTTTGCCCATTCCCTACAAACATACCAAAACCGCGGAGCCTTTCGTTGAACGTCAACCGTAAGAAACCTAACCGTCCCTGGCTTCCAAGTTCTATCCTCTGGTAGACAGAATACGTTAAGGTTTAGGAGTTCAAGTTGTTTCTCTCTGCCGGGAGTTTCAGCCAATCGTTTTTGACGGAACTGATGCTTGGGAAGGACATCGCCCGTATTATTGTAAATCTTATCTGCTTCTAACCATTCCTTTGTAATAGTAGAAAAACAAACTCTGCCAGTTCCCAAAGCGTTATACCGAAAAGACCGCTTGTCTTTATTCCCTTTTTCCTGGGTGGTTATGTAGAAACTGTTTCTATGTAAGTAATCCCTATTATGCGGAGTATCTTCAATGAAGCAGCCACATTCAACGCATTTGATACTGGATAGGTTTGCTGCTTCTTCAATCAACCAATCGCCATCTATGTATGTCCGCTTATCTCTTGGCCAATACAATCCAGCATATTCCCTACTCTTTAACCGATGGTTGAAATAATAGAGTTGAGGCGTTGAACACTTCGGACACTTGAAACCGTATTCCTTGATAATCCCCTTGTTAAACTCAATCTCCCAATCGGGATTTATCCCCAGGTCACCGCCTTGGGATATCAGAATAATCTTGTAGGTATTCTGATAATCTCCGATCCGTGCTTGAGCCTCTGATATTAAGCCGGGGTCTGCTAACCAACATTCATCAAAGACAACATACTTGTATCCGAAGGATTGAAGGGATTTAAGAGTAGCATTCGCGAGATGACACTCAATCCCATTTGTAAATCTATATCTATTCTGAGTAACCGCCCATCGGTCATTCGGGTCAATAAGTTTCTGAACCGGATTACACATCTTCAATAGTTTGGACATCCGAGCATCGCTCATCTTGTTCTTTGCTTTGTCGGTTGCTTGAACCCAAAGAATATGACCCGGCGAGTTTGATATGAGATACAGGAGGGTTATTTCTGCTAACAAGGTCTTACCACTTCTCGGAGGAGCCATAATACACACTTGACGGACACTCGTGTCTTTAATCGCTTGAAATGGTTCTATTAAGTAAGGGGATATACTGACATCAAAGGAACCAGGGGGAACATACCCATGAGGCAATACAACGTTGTTGGCAGCCCAATCATAGATTTCACCAAGCCAAGGGGCAGTTTGATAGGGCAGTTGAAAGGAAGGAAGAAACTCTTTTTCAGCATCTAATAAACTCAATTCCGGCAACGCTACTTCCATTGGTCCACCGGTTTCTGAAGCACCGTGAATACTTCTGTTATCATGCCGTCAAGGACTTGGATTTGTTCTGGGGTAAGATTAAATCTTGCGGGTAATTCTTGACGCAACTTCCCGTTGAAGAGAGATACCTGAGCGGTTGCGATACGGTCTAACAACTCCTTTACCGTTTGTCTTGATACGATGGAACCTTTCTTTTCTTCTAAATCTATTTCTGCCTTGAGTGCGTTTGCCCTTTCCCTTCGGAGTTTCCAATATTGAAGGTCTTCACCATCGACACTCGTCAACTCTTCTAAGTGTGTATTTACCCATTTTTCCAAAGTAATACCGCTCTCATTAGGAACGTTCCAATAAATGCGACCGCCATCGGAGAAACCATAAAGTCCTTTTGGGCTATCTTTATGATTCTTCGCGAGTATCAGAACATCAAAAGGAACACCCGTTGCGTTTGAGCATTGGGTTAAGTTCTGATAAGGTTGTATATTCATACTTTTTCACGTCTATCCTTTAATAACTATTGAGGGATATGAGATTTTTTCACTGAATCAACCCCAAGCATCGCACGACCGAAACCCACGGTTTTTTTATTCTCAAAAAAGAGATTTCTTACCTGGGGGTGGCGGTCTGTGTCTATTAGCCTCGCCTTGCGGTCTGGCTTCGTTTATATGAGATGTTTCGGTCTTCTCCCTACGTTGATGATGATGGTCCACAACAGAATCGCCTATAAACGATTTATGCCCCCAATCAATCGCGTCATAGTTCCTGCGATACTTATCCGAGAAACAATGCCTCGGGTCATCTCCTTTGCCTGCTTGAGCGTTAGGATTAACGGCGTCTGCTGACGTTATGGATTTATTGAATCGGGCCATCTGATTCCTTTTCCTCAACCATTTCCCTAATCAAATTCATCATGACCTCGGCGGCAACTGTTGCCGCATAATCCAAATCCTTATCCGTTATTGTCGGTATCTTTGAGCGGTCAACAGCAAAGGTTATGTGAAACAACTTTTCTTTGGCGGCAGGATTGAGATTAACCGCGATGTATTTAAGTTTGGTGTTTATCATAGGCGTCAAACTCCTCCTTTCTTACTCTCTTAGTGATTCCGTCTGGATATCTAATAGCATAAGCGGTTTCATCTTCCTTAGAGTGTTCGAGGGTCCCACGGCGAATCTCTTTAAGAGCAACCGACAATAACCATTTCCAAGTAACAATACTATTTCGTTTACAATAGTCCTTTATTATAGAAACCTGCGGTGAATAGAAGTTGATAACGCTATGTGCCGGCGATTGTGGTTTTATCATATTATTTATTCCTTTTCAAATCT